CGGCCTAGGCCGCCCGGCGGGGATGATGATCCCCGATGGCACACAGCGTGTCATTCTCTACGTCATACGGAGAGGGGAGGTCTCATTGCCGATCGTAGAAGAGAGTATTCTACAGGGCACTCAGCGTGTTTCGCTGAGGAACTACGGTAACACTCCAGTTGTCTGGACTGTTCCGAAGGGAGACCTCAAGATACAGAGTGGGTTCCGCTCTGGTGGCAGAAATGCCGCCGTGAAGAGCGTAGCCGATGCGAGCACCAAGAACACTTGGGCCGATACCCTGCGAGTAATCCAGGGTCTTGACTACGAGTACAATTCTCGGCCTGATCGCATTGCGTCTGTTGTCAATCCGCGCACCTATGAGGTGTTCGGGTGCAACGTGTCCGCTTCCCCATGGACCGTAAGGTCCAAGGTGCGTGACCCGTGGGGAGACTATAGTTGGCGTTCCGGCATCACTGGCCTTCTGACCAGTTCAGGCTCGGTTCGCAACTTCAGTTTCCTCAAAGACGACGTGGCCAACGCCAAGTCCATCGCATCAGCGATGCAGCGCGACTCTGTACCCACTGCTCCGGCGGTGAATCTCACTCGATTTTTCGGAGAGCAGCGTGATCTCCCCCGTATGGGGAAGATCAGTAACTACTTCCCTGGGTCCCTAAAGGACTCAGCTGGTGGTTACCTGAATGCCGTCTTCGGTGTTCGGCCTACTCAGAAGGATCTCGAGAAGGTCGCCCAAGTGGTGATCGATTCACATCCCGTCATCAGTGAGTTTTTGGCTCACGAGAGACGGAAAGTCCGTCGGAGTAGAACCAGGCAGCTCGGATTGTGGAATGACGAGACGACCTTCTCCTTTACAGGAGATCAGGCTCGTCAGTCTTTCACATGGCGTCGTGGCGCAAATCAGGATGTCCTGGCCTCTGTCGAGGCCAGGTGCTTCCCTTACGCCGAAGGGTATGTGGGAACGTCGCAAGTTTGGACGCCCCCGTATGCCCTCAACGTCCGAAGTATTGTGCGTTCGGAGGTTCGTTCCTTCGCAACGTACGAGTACTTCATACCGAGACCCGTTGACTTCCCAAGCCGGGTCGAGAACTACAGCGCGCAAGCGGCTGCAGTACTCGGCGGAGGGCTCAATGCCCCAACAGCATGGGAGTTAACACCCTGGTCCTGGCTTGTCGACTGGTTCATTGATATCGGAGGATTACTCCGGTATCAAGAGCAAGTCGCCACCAACAGCGTGGTGGCTACACGTTCTGGCTTCGTTCATGAAGCGACGCAGGACGTGTACACAAGCTTTGTCCCTGCACTCGGAACGGCATCGAGCCTTTTCGAGTACTTTGGTCTACCCACCGGTGCATCTGCTTCTGGAAAGTACCAGAAGCGTGGGTCCGGTGGACCGTATGACATCCTCAAGGGCTGGGAGCTATCTGGTTCCCAGTCTGCGATTGTTACCGCGCTCGCTGTTTCGCGGTACAGTCCCCTCTAGACATAGAGGATCCAACACTCAGGACTTTCCTGAGTGTTTCGCTCGCCGTGATGGCGCCGAAAGGATTGAGCCCGTGGCTTACTCTGACCCTCAGACTGTGACGATTAACGCTGTCGCAGTCAGCCTGCCCAACACCGGCCGTGCGCTCAACGAGGGACGATTCACATCGTCCGATGGGACCACCGTTCTCACGGTGTCCCACTCGTCGAGCAAGCGGAACCGGCACATGGTCAAGCTCCAGCTTGTCAGCATCGTTGCTGACCCGCTGGTGCCGGCACAGAACCTCCCTGTGGACTACTCAGTCCACATGGTCATCGATGGCCCCCGTCAGGGAGTCACCAATGACATGCTCTTCAAGGCCGCTAAGGCCCTGGTTGCATGGGGTGTCGACGCGAACCTCACCAAGCTGGTGGGGAACGAGGTCTGATGTAAGTTCACGCCACGATCCACCGAGACCCTTATGGAGGGCCCGTGGTGAAAAGCGTGGAGTTGCTCTGGTTCGCCTGCCTTAAGGAGGCAGGAGAACTGTGCTGTGTGCGCACCCAGCGAGACTCGGTTTATGCCGAGTCTCGTATTCGAACAGAGGGCGTATCGTTTCTGACGATAACCCTGCCTGTCTTTGAGAAGGATCTCCTCACGGCGATCTCCTCTGGACAAGTCACCTCCGACCTCTTCACCGGTTTCCGGCGAAGGGGCGGTCTCCCGGCATTCATGTCGGGTTTCCTTCGGATGATGTTCGAGAGTACTGGAAAACTTCGTCATGACGCGCCTCCATCAGTTCTGAAGGCCGTCCGGCAAGTTCTCCTTCTCGCCTCTAAGGTTGAGATGGAGACTACAGCCGATCGACAGCTTGACGCTGTCAATCGGTACATTGCCACTGACGATGGGGTCGATTTCACTGGTCCCGTCGATGAATTTCGACGGGAGGCGAGGAGGCATTTTGATGCCTTTTTCGCAGACGTGGAGTCCCGGTTGTACCGGGAAGAATGGCAACCTCGCCATTCGTCGGGTAGTCTAGCCACTAGGGAGAGTTACAACTCTCGCTTTGGCTTTACTACCTGGACAGAGCGACTTCAGGAAGTACTGCCTTATTGGAGCGACCTCGGTCTCTCCTTCCGGCAGCTTGCTGAAACCTCCGTATCTGTCCTCCCCCGGTGCGAGGAGCCACCTGTGAGGGTGGCTCTCGTACCGAAGACCATGAAGACTCCCCGTGTGATTGCGATGGAGCCCGTTTGGATGCAATTTGTCCAACAGGGGCTTCTTCGCCTCTTCACAGACACGCTCATGGATCCTAGACATCGCAAGCTCTATACGGGCCTGTGGTGGAAGGATCAAGAACCCAACAGGGTTCTTGCCCATGAAGGATCGAAAACTGGCTCTCTAGCCACTATCGATCTGTCGGATGCTTCCGACCGTGTCTCCCTCTCGCTTGTCGAAGCCCTGATGGGTGACCACAAGTTTCTTCTACGCGCAGTTCTCGCGTGTCGGAGTGAGAGGAGCGTTCTTCCGGATGGTCGTGAGATCAACCTCAAGAAGTTCGCCTCGATGGGGTCTGCGCTCTGCTTCCCGATAGAGAGCATGGTGTTTTACACCATCTGTCAGGTTGCAGCTCGAAGACTTGGTCTGTCCAGTACGACAATCCGCGTTTACGGCGATGATATCATCGTCGCGAGCGAAGTCGCACAGAGTGTCATCGGCTTGCTTGAGTCTTTTGGGCTCAAGGTGAATACTCGGAAGAGTTTCACAACCGGCTTGTTCCGCGAGTCTTGCGGTGCGGACTGGTTCAAGGGTGAGAACGTCGGAGTTGTTAAGCTCCGTCACCCGTTACCCGATGACAACCATCAGTTCGACCTGATGAGGTCAGGGGTGTCATTCCACAACCTGCTATATGACGCAGGGTGGTTTGGCACCGCGGACAAGGTCCTGAGGCTGATGAAGCCTCATCTCCCCCGTCTCCTGTACACAACACCAGGTAGTTCCGCATCTGCTTTTTGGTCATGGACGGTTAGACCTGAACAAAGGTCTAGTCCTCGTCTTCACAGGCGAGAGCACCGGAGTTACGTCTTTCGAGACGTGAAACCGGCCGACATGGCTGATGGCGATGCGGCGCTCAGGAAGTTCTCGATTCCTCATCCCGACAGGGATAAGGATCATCTTGAGCGTGATGGGCGTTCCCGATGCGCTGGCATGAACATCGGGTGGATGTTGTCGGACTAACAATCCAACAACAAGGGAG